AGTACCGTCAAAGTCAATAGATAGAATAACCATTATTCTATCCCTATCATTGCTTTTACAGTCCCTGACAATTCATTTCCATCGAAGATGGTTTTTGATTGTGCATAACATGAATTAACCCGGATAACCGGGGCTTCCTGGGGGAATATCCCGGCCATCCGCATGGTTATCATATCCGGGTGCCGTGTGTCCTGCAAATCAACTTCTCGAAACTCTATTCCTTCTTTACGTAACAATTCTTCCAGCCTATCACAGTTCGGACAGGTTTCAAGTCGGAATACTACTATTTCGCTCATATCTTCCCGCTCTCATCAGAGATATTCACCCGGTAGCGGTCCTTGACTTCCTGCGCTTTTCCCGCATTAAATCCCGCTACTTCCTGAATATACCCGATAATTCGGGTATGTTGTGACACATCGTGACTCCCACACTTAGGGCACATCGCGTCCCCACACTCAGGGCAATATGCTAATCCATCAACGACATCGTGATTACAATCCATGTGATCTTTTGAACACATCTTCTTGAGTCCTAAATTACTCTCACACTTCGGGCAGTTGCCGTCTATCATGTCGGTTTCACGTATCACGATATGGCACGTATGGCACTTGTATTTCTGTTCAGTCATGCTCTTTCTCCAGTTTGTTCAAACCGGTTGCATACATCCGGGTTAATTCTCCAGACGGTTAGTCTGAATTCCATCCCTTCTCTTTCAAAGATGCTTTTGGCACTCATCTTTCTAGCGAATCCGTTATTAGGAGTGATATCAGTCACATCCAAGAACTTGAACCGGTTCCGGCCGACTCTATTCCATATCTGGATTAAGATTTCAGTGTCTTCTCTTCCGAGTGAGTTTAACCGGCACTTTACCGGTTTTAATACTGGTTTACGCATTATAACCACGTTCCTCGACACGTCCAACATATTTTTCCAACCGGCACACCCCCGGATTTATCCGGTTTGTTATAGATTCGGGCATTCGGGTGATAGCATTTTGAACCATCGAACTCATTCCAGTCACCGTTTTCTAGTTTCTGAAAGCATTTTACAGATCGGTGATACTTGCATTTAGGGCAATTCGGATAACTCACGCTTTCTTCACCATTTCACGAAGCGCTAAGGCTATGCACTCACAGGCATCGGCTATTTGGATCAATGCTTCCGGGGATCCGTTTCCGATACAGATTTCTACTGATGGCTTGTCATTACGTTTGAAATAATAGAGGAGTTTGGTTATTGGATTCATTCATTCCACCTGATAAACCGATATGCAAGTAGGATAATCGAAATGCTGATACATCCTGCACCAATATAGGCAATGGTATCAGAGTATGGTTTCTCTAATACATACGCTGCAAATGCGCAGAGTAAACCAGAAACGAGAAAGAAATAATCTATTCTCGTTATAGTCTCATTCAATCGTTCTGTCTCGAAATGGTATTGAAAAACTACATCAGATATGGGGCATTCTGATGATTTGTTCATGTTGTTACTCCATAATCAGATAATGGCTGATCAATTCTGCTAGTCGTATTCAATAATTTCAACCGGGGGCGAATAACCCGATTAAACAATCCTGCCATTATTTGAGATTTCTGTACGATATGACCATTTACATATCCTGAAAATCCATCTTCAAAAGAATATATCAGGATGGGGCATCTTAAGACGATTACATCTGACCAACTTATTACTTTAAATCCGGACTGACCTACGCAATGTCCTCTAGTATGTTGATCTTTGGCTACATTTGAGGCCGCAATTTCAATTATATCAACATCTCTTGCAACGGCAAAACTAAGTAGAGGGATGCTTTCAATCTGTTCAATTGTTCTACATCCAACCGGATTAAATTTAAAATATGCCTGGCAGACAAGATGCGGGGCGAAATAGCCTTTAAATCGTGCATGGTAACGCTTAAACAACTCACTGTAATATCCAGAGTCTCTACGAGATCTTACGGTGAATGTGCTCCAATTTTTATTATATTGGGTTCTGTTAGATAACCCCATCACATTTGAATCTATTACTACGGCATAATCAATCCCAGAACGCTGATCCAATGCAAGGGATAGAGAGGTATCCTCCCCTTCAACGGGGATGATTTTTGCATCCAAAAACTCTTCGAGGATTGGTTTTATCTGCCGCTGAAATAGAATCTGACTGAATTGTTGATCTCGTTCAGCATCAGCACTCATTCAGAACTACCCCCCTGGAGTTAGCAATCTGGATCATGTCCGGGTTTTTATCACACCCAAGTGCCTGACGGTTCAACTTCATTGCAGCAATGATAAAAGTGCCCGTACCCGCAAACGGATCTATTACCAGATCTCCTTCTTTCGTAGAGTGTCGGATAAGTCGCTCTGCTAGTTCGTCCGGCTTCTGCCAAGCGTGCCATCTCTCATAAGTGCCATGTCGGTTATCTGGTGCATTGATGTCCTGAACGCTGAACTGTTCATTCATTATCGGGCAGTTTAATGCAGGGGCATCAGTCCCTTTATAGTAAAGAATAGCCTGCCAGTTCTGTTTATACTGGTCGTTTGGAGATGGGCCTAATGTGTTTCGATACGTCCATACCAACACCTGACAGAGTTCAAGATGTCCCGGATCAATGTTCAGGTATGCTTTGAGCTCATCAGGGTAAGCCCCAATACAAACATACGCCCTCCCGGTGGACTTAACGCGGTTCAATGCAACAGGGAGCCACGATTGTGCAAATTCGGTGATATCATCAATGTCTGTTGCATACGGTGGATCAGTGATTAAGAGATCTACATCTTCAGTGAGTGATTTCAACCAGTCTACACAGTCGCCATGATGAATTGAGAGTTCAACCGGGTTTAATGACGCGGCTTGTATAATCTCTTCTTTCGCATCCTGTAATGTGATCGCGTTGGTTGCAGACTTAACGTCTTTTTCTTCTCCGATTGATACACGTTCAACAATTTCTGCTTGTTTTGCAGGCTCAACTTTGGAGAGTTTTACGATGTCCTGTTTATTAGCCTTGATCTCTCCAGCGAGAATCTTCTGCTTAACTTCTTCACCTAAGTTCTCTGCGATTGAATCAACCGCTTTGGCATAGGTTTCAGCACGTTCAACAGTTGCCCTACTTACTCCATGCTCTTCAGCTATTATTTCAGCAGTTTTAGGCAAGTCCTCATTTTGAGGACTTGGCAAGTCAGTATATTGGTTCCCCCGATCCCCGCCATGCCGATTCTTTCTGTGAGAATACGCTTTACCGATCAGGTAGGTTCTCTTTTCGTCTGTGAGGTTGCGCCTGGATAACTGGTTCTGATAGATCCATTCGATAACATCATCCCTGCTATCAAAGTCCTTCTCTTCAACTCTGAACGGTATCCCATGATTGTGGCAAATCTCATATCGGTTGTGTCCGTCAATCAGGACTCCATTCCAGGTAACCAATGCATCCCTACATCCCTCGGATACAATCATTGATTCAAGTCCACTGCGTTCTTCGGGTAATAGTGGAGGAATCAGGGATTTGAACTCCGGATCAATCGTAAGTATGAGTAACTGATTTACGGATTGAGTTCCTATAATCAACTGATCACTCCCTTACAATCACACGTATGGTTCTGATCGTTTCCCGGCTCGGACTTGCAGGAACAGGCCGGGGATTCATTCTTCATCTGTTCTTCTAGTGCGTCAAACGCTTTGTTGATAATTTCATCGTATGTGATACCCGGACGTCTGAAAGTAAAGAGTCTGTCTCGAGTTTCAGTATACAGTGCTATCATGGCTCGTTCTCTTGCCATGCATACAAGTATAATCTAATAGTATAAAAAGAGGATCAAAATTGTACCTATCAAGCGCAGTGGTGCAAATCACCGCGCCCGAAAATAGAAGGGTATGGCAACAGGATATGGGAATCAGTCAAGCAGCAGTGACCATGAGGAACAATTTTGTGTCTCAAAACATATGTATTAAATACATGAGTAGCTATTAGTAACTATGGCACAATCACAAGCCACAAGCAAGCCCCGGTATCCGCAGTCTTTTCACATGGACGAGGACGGCAACCGGCTTGTAATTGAGACGATCCGTC